CGTCACGCGCGGCGGGAAGTACGGGAAGCATGCTCCTGCGTACGTCGACCCGTCCCAATGCCCAAGCAGGCCATCGGGCACGAAGAGAGATTTCAGGTATTCGGCCGGGCGACCGACCTCCGTCTCGGCCGTCACCGGATGCCGGACGCGGATCAACTCGATCGCGAGTAGGCGTTGGGTCACTCCCGTCGCGGTACCAGCCCCGAGGGTTGATTCGGTGCGCGTTTCGCTCGTGACGCCCAGGAAGATCTCACCGTCAGGCCCGACGGCAACATCAGTCGGCGAATTCTCCAGTTCCGTCAGGCCGCCAGCGTCACGAGGCATCACCGCCGCGAGAGGAGCGCAATACGTCGTGCTTGTCGCGCCTGACGACGTGTCGCCAGCCGTCGCCATCACGAAATACGTACGCTGATCGTCACCATCGAATGCGGCCAGGAAATAGAAGTTCGTCGAGTGCTGCCAGAACTTCGAGCGAAGGCCTACCGAGTAGAAGTAGGTATCAGCGGCGGCGGAGCCGTTCCACACGGCTTGCTTGATTGTCGCCTGCGTCGTGAATGACGGTGCGGTCACCTCATAAAGCACGCGGTATACGCCGGTCGCGCTGTTCGTGATCGTGGTTCCAATGACGTTGCGGATACCGGCGGTTCCGCCGAGGGGCGACGCGGTTGCACCAGCGTCGAGGACATGCGTCGCGATGGCGTCGGAGAACCCGGCCGCGGGAGCGGGGAGGTTCCACAGGACACGCAGGCCGCTGGTCGTGTCGGCGATCATGATCGCGAACTTCCCAGACGCGCCGAGGTCCTGCATCCAACCGAATGCGAGGTTCGGCGCGACGGTCGCTGATGCCGTCGTGCGGGGCGTGAACGTCGAGTTGGACGCCAGGTTAGTTGCGTCGACGGTGGCGCACTTCAGCACTGTTGCATCGAGGTACAAGATCCCGACGTTCTGCGCTCCAACAACCGGCGATCCGACGCGCATGTCGATCGGCGATCCCGCATCGAGCGCGCCGAGCGTCTGCTGCTGCGATAGCGTGCAAGACGTCAGATTGTAGCTGTCGACCTGTAGCAGTGGCCCCGTCGTCTGATATGCGACTACCGCGCGGTTGCCGACGATGACCACGCGTGGATTGAAGCCGGTGACCTGACGTGTGAAGAGTTGACGCCTCGTCGCCCGGTCGAGAATGGTAACGGCTATCCCGTTCGTGCTAACGCTCGCCGTTTGGTACACCTCGACGATCACGTTTCCATGGACGACGCTCGACACCGCTACCGTCGGCTTGGACACGGACACGTCCACGGTCGACCCGCCGAAGACCGACGTCGTGTCGACCTTGATCGGACCTCGGCGGAACGTCAGGAGGCCGCCCACCGTCGACGGCCCTCCGTTGTCTGCGTGCCGCACCCATGCCCCGGGCGCCGCCGCCCACGCATGGATCGGCACCGGCGCGCGGTTGAACCGTATTAGCTGTCCGCCGATCGTCGCCAGTTGCCACGGGGCCGGCAGCGTGCCGCCTGACGGCAGCGTGCCGCCCACCGCGCTCGACAGGATATCGGCTCCCAAGCGGGCCTGCGTCTTGCCCGTCTCGAAGTTCTGGCAATTCTCTGAGACGAGCGTCGCGCCGATGGGGACGAGCTGGGCTGACTTCTCGGTCTCGACTCCAGCGGCAAGCGGGATGAAGAACGGCTTCGCCATCAGGAGAACCGGATCTTCACCACCGCCGGCGCCGACGCCTGCATGATGATTTGCGTGAGCGGGTTAGGGTTGATGCTGGTCGACCGCCACACGTTGACGTCGCCGGTCTTGTCGACCACTTCCCAGCTGACCGGCGGCCCTTTGAGGCCATGGCGGACGCTGAGATCGGTTGTGGCGAGCGGGAAGGTTACCGTGACGATCCTGGCGTTCGTCACCGCCAGCACCAGCGACTCGAACGTCTCGTCAATCCGATCGATCAGGCGATCGAGCAGGGCTGACCCGCCGGGCTTGCCGTCCGTCACTTCGAAGTCGAAGAGACGCATCAGAAGTCATCTCCCCAGTCGTCCGTGTCGATGATCGTCGACGGACCGCCCTGGTCGGTCTCCAGGGCTTCCTCGAGGTCCTGTCGGATGAGATTCCGCTGCTCGGCCAGCGCCTTCGCTTGCGCGAAGCTCTCCTCTTTCATGAGTGACTTGATCGCGGCCGTCAGCCACACATACTCAGCGAACGGTTCCAGCTCGGCATCAAGACAAGTGCTGTAACTCAGCGTCTCGGTGCCATCGAAGGTCTCGTCTGCCGCCGGCGCCTCGACGGTGACGACCGTGGTCGTGCTGGTGCGGGACTCTATGGTGTATGTCCCATCGTTCCCGTTGTCGGTTCCCGAGATCGTGAAGCTGTCTCCCGCGATGTACGCGGCGAAGGCCCCATTTGCTAATGTCCAGGTGCGCGTAGACGCCACGACGGTGTCGGCGACGGTGACGACGATCGCCCGCACCGCAGCCAGCGCCTTCGGCTTCGGCACATAATAGAGCCGGTAATCGCCCGCCGCGTTCTCCTCGGCTTCGATCTTCAGCAGCGATGAGCCGATGACGTTGTACGCCCGGTCCCGCACGAAGATCGCCGGGTCGAGGTCGCGCATGCTGCTGCGGTTGTACCGGTTCCGCTCGGCGAAGTTGTACGGCCGCACCTCCCGCCGGCGCGGCGTGTCCGGGTCGATGTCAAGCCCGCGCAGCCGCCAGAAGTTCGCCGGAAGCGTCAGTTGCGACGTCCCGGCCGCGAACGTGAAGTCATACGTCCGGATGTACGTCGACTTGAACTTGTTCGTTACGAACCGGTGCAGCTCGACGGATGCGGCGTTCAGCCAGGATAGCCAGGTCGTGTCCGTCACGTAGTCCGTGACGTTGGTAAGATCCGCGGCCTCCTTGGCGAGCGCGAGTAGCTGCTCGGTGGTGACGCTCATGGCGTCACCCCTTCATGGTCAGGCGGATGATCTCCTGAAGGGCGCTCAGCGTCGCGGGCGATTCCTTGATCCCAGCCGCCTTCGCGAAGTCCGAGTACGCCGACTGCAGGGCCGCGTCGTCAGCGTCCTCGTCGGCCGGACCGCCCGCCTCGTCGGCGTCTGGCTCCAGCGCGTCCATCTCGTCCGGCGGTGGCGCCTTCCGAGCGAGCATCTTTCCGTAGCTGTCCATGGTCAGGCCGTGACCACCAGCGCCCACCAGTCGCACCCGGTACCCGAAGCGGGATCGACGTCGTCCTGAGCGTCGGGCGCCTTGAACTGGACGTCGAAGCCGGTCACGGCGCGGTTGCGGGTCTGTGGATCGCTGCCCGTCGTCGTAGGGAACCCGGACTCATCCGGGCCTGTCATCGTGCAGCCGACGAACACGACGCGCGTGTACTCGCGGTCGAAGGCGACCGCATAGCGGCCGTCCTTGCTTCCAACCTGCGTCACCGTTCCGCCGGACTTCTTGGCGCCGTCCTGCGTGGCGATGGCGCCCGAGCCTCCGATGGTGAAGTTACCGCCGATCAGGCGGTACTTCGGGTTGAGAACTTCCAGCTGGAATCCGCGCCGTTGCATGCGTCAGCTCCTTACACCAGGGCGTCGAATGCCACGACACCGCCAGACGCGGGGTCGTACATCACGAAGGCGTGCACGGCGTAGATCCGCAGCTCCGACGAGTTGTCGTCGGAGACTCGAACCCACTGGCCATCGCCTTCCATCTGGACGTGGGGCGTCTCGCCGGCGCCGATGTTCGCGTAGGAGCCAGCCTGCAGGACGTAGCCGACGTCGTCTTCCTGGTTGCGGTCGACCGTCACCTTGACGGTCAGCTCCATCGCGTTCACCGTCAGGCGCAGGAAGCCCGCATCGCCGGTGCCGCTCGAGGAGTAGCGCCGATCGCTCGTGAGCGACTTCTGCATCGACACCCACCGTTTGTGGGAGACGTACGCCGTCAGGTCGGTGGCGTTGCCGATGACCACGCAGGCCGCGACGAGCTCTTCCAGCGCGTCGATGTCGTCCTTGCCGCTGCCGTCGACGAAGTTGCCATAGGCCCGGCTGTTGCCCGAGCGGTCGGTTCCCTCGACGGTGGAGATCGTCGCATCGGTCACCGGGCGGACCTCCGGGTACCAGGTGCGCAGACCCACCGCGCACACGCGGGAGGGCGTGGCGCTGTTCTGCCGGTCGCCCGCCAGAAACACGTAGTCTCCGTTGGCCCAGGACAGCGTGCCGGCCAGGTCTGCGACGCTGGTCGTGACCGTGTCGGTGCCGTAGTCGACCTCGGTCACGTACGCGGCCGTGGCCGATCGGAGGGTGTCTCCGTGCAGCGAGTCGGACGCGACGAGGGGCATCCCCTCGACGAAGTGGTTGATCGCGCCGTTCGACACGGTGAAGTCATCGCCCGAGGTGTACGCGATGGGCGAAGAGGCCAGCTCGCCCCAGCCCGACGCCAGCGCGCGGACCGAGAACATGTGGTGTGCCATGCGCATCGCCGACGCGGCCGCGAACGCCACCGCGTTCAGGAAGGCGGTGACGTTGGTGCGGGTCAGGGCCTTGGCCTTGGCCGACACGCGGATCGGCGCGTTGACCTCCTGCCATGGCATGTTGAACTTGAGGCCCGGCTCCACGGTGCTGTTGGACGCGAGTCCCTGAGCGATCGTGAAGTCCTGGGAGACCGTGAACACGTCCTTGATGACCTGCGTGAACGTGCAGAAGTCCCCGCCTCCGTCGGACTTCTTCGGCATGGCCTTCCAGATCGCAGACTGCTTCGCGGCGATGCTGTTCTGGACGGTCTTGTTCGCGAAGTACCGCTTGAGGATACCGGCGACGGTGGTTGCGTTCAGTGCTGCGGCCATGGTGTGTCAGCTCCTGTTCAGGTCATCCAGCAAGCCCGGACTGCTTGACGAGGTACTCCATCAACTTGTGCGGGTCCTCGGGCTCGTCGCCCGTGGTCGGCGCGGCGGTGCGCTGGTCCCCGCCGATCGAAACGGTGCCCGGCCGGTCCTTGGCCTCGGCCTTCGCGGGCGGCGCCTGCCAGCCCAGCTTTTTCGCCGCGGCGATGCCGAGGCCGCCCAGGTCCTTCTCGACCATGTCGGCGGCCTTCTCCCAGGAGATCGCCTTGCCGTGGATCGAGTGGTACTCGATCATGAAGTCCGTCACGGCCGACTGCCGCTTCGTCTCGTTGATGAGCGGGAACTTCGTCGACCGGCTCACCTCGCCGTGAATCTCGTTCTTGCGCGCCGCGATGGCCGCGTCCTTCGCCGCGTTCTGCGCCGCCGTGGCCCGGTCCTGCTCGGCCTTCTCGGCCGCCGCGAGGCGCTTCTCCAGTGCCGTGACGCGGTCGTCCTCGGTCGCCGGCTCCGGGCCCTTGCCCTCGGCGATCGATGCGTCGATCACGTCGTCGATGCTCCTGCCGTGCTTGGCCAGGAACGCCTTCGGGTTCTTGAGCAGCTCGCCCAGGATGTCCGCCGCGGACTTCCCCTCACGCTCGTTCAGAGCGGCTTCGCGCTCTTCGACGGCCGCCAGCATCTTGCGCACGCGCGCCGCGGTGACATCGTCGGCCGGCGCTTCGGTCGGCTCGGTCGTCTCCTCGGTTGCAGGGGCGGGAGTTGAACCCGCATCATCGGCAGTATGAGTGCCGCTGGCGTCCGTGCCTCCCTGCGCATCGGTCTTCACCGGTTCCTGGACGACCGCATCGCCAGCGCCATCGGCGGCGCTCAACTCCTGCGCCACGATCTCATCGAGAGAAAGCTCGGGGGCGGGGGATGCCGGCGTCTCGGTCGTGGTGTCCACGCCCTAGCACGGGCGTTACACCTACGACGGGAGCGGCGGTTGCGCGGCGCCGGCGGGGACCGCGGCAATCGGAAGCTGTCCCGGCGCCTGACCGGGCGTGGGAGCCAGCGCCGGGGCTTGCTCGGGGGCAGGCGGCCCGGCCGGCTGCGACGCTTGGACGGGCGGCTTGTTCTTGCCCTCGGCCCGCATCTTGAGCTCGCGCAGCTCGTCGATGTACCGGCGGGCGAGTGACTGATTCTTCTCCGAGACCGGCGGCTTGGCGGACTTCGCCATCGCCATGTAGACGGCCGAGGTCTTGATCGCGACCTGGTAGTTGCCCACTGCCAGCTCGTCAGGGTGCTCGGCCTTCCCGTCGAACAGCATGTTTTCGAACACCGTCGAGAACATGACCTGAATGCTGTTTTCGAGCGTCTGCTCGCTGTCGACGTCGAGGTCCGACATGGCAGCGCGGGCCCGGTCCACGTCCCACAGCTGCGACTCGATCATCTTCAGGATGAAGTCGAGGCGCGCGGCGGGCGTGAGGGGCAGGAAGCCGGTCGGGTAGATCGTGACCTTCTTCTTTTTCAGGTCGGAGATGGTCCCCTTGAAGTCGACTGTGTCGATCCCCTTGCCCTCTTCGGCCTCGACCGCGTACGAGTGCCCGTCGGCGACGATGTCGGCCGCCATCTCGACGACGCGGTTGAAGATCTCGACTATCGGATCTTCCCATGCCCGCTGGGCGTAGACCTGCAGGCGCAGGTTTTGCGACTCCATCGCCTCGCGCTGAGCCACGCCGGACTCAGCGCCGGGGGCTTTGTTCCCCTCGCTGGCGTTCTGCGAGATGCCCGCGAAACCGTACATGTTCGCGATCAGTTCCTTCTCGTCCTGGAAGAACTGCGGCGGCAGGTACGGCCACACCAGCGGCACGGGCGGCTTGTCGGTGAATTCGACGACCCCGCCGATGTCGTTGGTGAGTTGCTCCTTGACGATCTTCCCGCCGCGGGGCAGGCCGATGTGCGGGCGGCCCATCAGCTTGCGGGCCTTCCGCTTCACCCACTGCATGTGATTAAGCTCGGTCTGCATCGGCTCCAGGTACGACGCCAGCGACGTCCCGCCGAAGCCGATCAGGAACGGCTCCCACACGAAGAAGATGTACGGGTGCCAGGGCTTCTCGTATTTCTCCATCAGCAGCCGAGCGCCAGCCTTGGATTCGATGACGATGCCGTGCCAGCCGTCATCGCTCTTCGGCGTCGAGCGGACCGAGTAGGCCTCCCGCACCAGGACCATGTCCGTGTTGCCTCCCGACTCGGTCGTGATGGTGTCGGCGTCGACGATCGTCGCCAGGGCCTTCGGGAACTTCGCCATCAGAACCGACTTCGACATCGGCCGCTGACGGAAGAGCGTCTTGGGCTTGCCGTTGCGTGCGGCGATGTAGTCGTATCGAATCTCCCCCGGCAAGACGCGCTCGAGCGTCACCCGGTTGTCATGCTCCTCCAGCGCCACGGTGCCGAACCGACACACCTGGGCATCGAGCAGGGCCTGACCGCAAATGGCGTGCAGCTTGGCCTCGGACGACCAGCCGTCGAGCCACTGCGTCGCTTCCTTCGCCCGCTTCTTCTGGTTCTGCGTCCCGTTCGACGTCAGGAAGCGGCCGCGCACCTTCGACCGGGCGAGCATGGCGTGGGCCGTGTTGATGACGGCGCGCAGGACGTTCCAAGGGCTGATCTGGGCCGGGCCGGTGGTGCCGAGCGTCGGCCCGTGGGCGGACAGGAACGTCCCCGAGTACGGGAGCAGGTCCGTCACTGGGCGCTGCTCGAACATCCGCATCATATCGTGGTCGTGCTCGAGGTCGAACCCGGTCTGCTGCTGCTCGTCGACCGCGATGGCCTCGTCCAGCATCGCCTTGGCCCGGTCGTCAAGCGATCCCTCGAACTCCTCCGACGACCAGGGAGCCGTCACTGAGACACCTTGTTCTTGCGCGGGTCAGCCTTCGCCGGCGGGAAGTGTTTGGGGGCGATGCGCTCCAGTGCGAATCGCATGTCCCCGGGCTCGTCGTCGTCGTCCATCAGCGCCTCACGCGCCAGGGCCTCGGGGCTGAGGTCCAGCGCGCGCGGGCCGGGCTTCGGCGGAGGCGGCGGACCAAGTTCCAGGGTGAGCTCGGGCGTCTGGTAGCGCGTGACGCCGGCCGACCGGAGAATCTGCAGGAGCGCGGAGAGCTGTTTGCCGATCACGCCCATGCACGGGCGTTACGGCTCAATCCCAGGGTGAACCCGGCTCCAACTCCATCTCATACCCGGACGGCTCGGGTTCCACATCGTCGAGGCCGTGCTTGGCAACCCGTTTCATGGCCGCGGCGACGCGCGCGGCGCGGTCGGCGTCCTGCTTCGGTCCCTGGACCAGCCCCATGGCGTCGGGCAGCAGCGGCATGGCCTTGACCGCGACGTAGCGCAGGCTCGGGACGAGGTCGGAGTGCTTCCCGTGCTCGTCGATCTTGCCGCCCACCACGCCGTCCACCCACGTCGGGCCGACCAGTTCCAGCGCCAGCTTCGACCCGCGCAGTATCTTGAGCCGGCCGCCTGCCGCCAGCGTGTTCAGGGCGCGCACCTGGACGCCGATCGCTGGCTTCTCGGCCTCGACCACCGGGCAATCGGGATAGAGGTGCTGGACCGTGCGGATGGTCTTCACGCCCAGGCCGCCAGCGTCCAAGGCGATAAACACCGGGGACCGCGCCAGGTGATGGGCGTTGACCATGTCCGCGCACGCCATGCTGTCTTGGCCGCTCTGCTCCTCCTGGTCGACCACGTACACGTCCTTGACGTCCTCGCGCCACGCCAGGGACACCAGGGCGTCGTTGGCTGACATGCCGATGTCACCGCCGCTCGCGAACGTGAAGCCTTCCAGGTCGGGGAGCACGTCGATCAGGTTGGCGTCCGTGATCTGGTACACCATCTCCGCCAGTTCGATGGCGTGCTGCGCCAAGTACTCGCGCAGGAACCAGGCCGTCTTGCGGGCCTCGGCCGACGTCAGCTCGGGGAACTGGGCCTTCAGGTCCTCGTCGATCGTCGCTTCGACGTCGGCGTGACTTGGCACACGGTCGTTGTCGCGGTAGTCGAATCTGTGCTGTTCGTACTCGGGTGATTCGGTGATTTCGACCCAGGTCCCCTGGCGGCCTTGCTTGGAACCGGTGCCCATGACGACCAGCTTCCCGCGGCGAGGGCGGAGACCGGGGCGGACGGTCTTGATCATCTCGGCCAGCGCTTCGGGGTGGTACACGCTCGCCTCGTCGATCACGCACATCACCAGGTTCGGGACGCCACGCAGGCGCTCGATCGTCTTCTCGGTATCCGCGCCCAGGAAGTACACGTTCGACCCGTTCGGGAAGCTGATCGCCAGCTCCTGCCCGTACCGCGGCGTGCCGCCGATCCCTAACTCTCGGTTCATCGTCACCGCCGGCAAGAACGCCATCTTCTTGCACGTGGCATACGTGCTGGCGACGTAGATCAGGTTCACGCCGGCGACGCCTGCCGCGACCAGCAGCGTCGCCAGGGCGGCACCGTAGCTCTTTCCCGACTGCCTGCCTGCGAGGGCGCAGACGTTGCGGGCGGGGGATAGGACGAGCGATTCGACGAGGCTAGCCTGCTTCGGGTGGCAGACGTCGCGAATCTTCACCGCCGGCGGCTGCAGGCGGTTCGCGCGGGCGCGGCGGTTCAGTTCAGCGCGGGCGGCGCGCGCGAGCTTGGCGGCCGTCAACGCCATCGGTCAGTTCGTGGCGTGCGGGCCGTTCTCCGCCCACCAGCGCACGACCTCGTCCGGGGCACCGGTCAGGTCGATTTCGATGTCACGAACGGGGCCCAACACGCGATCGAGATACATCTGCATCCACGCGCTTTCGTACTTCCGCACGTGGCCGCACACCTCGCCCTTGTAATACACGGGCTCGTCGACGCCGTGGGCGACCTGGCGGATCAGGGCGAACGTCTCGCGCATCTTCTCCGGGTCGCGGTGCTCACGTTCCAGCATCGCCTCGACGTCCCGGATGCTCTTCGGACGCCCCCCAGGGTTTCCAGACTGACCCGGCTGGAAGCGCCTGCCCTCCGGCGGCCTCGGCCGTTCACCGCCGCTGTTCTGAGGGGGCTTGTCAGCCACGGCGGTATCCCTTCTTCGGCTTGTTGCTCTTCCCGGCCACTCCCAGGGCGATGGCGATGGCCTGCCTGTCCGGGCGGCCGCTGCGCTCCAGCTCGGCGATGTTCTGGCCGATCACCTTGCGGCTGGAGCCCTGCTTAAGGGGCATCGCACACCTCGTCGGGTTCGAGTATCTGGCGGATCTCCGGGACGGAGCGGGCTTTGGACATGATGCCCTTGACCTCTTCGGGGTGCTCGATGGCGCGCTCCAGGAGGGCGAAGAACAGGACGATCGTC